TTATCGATGAAAAACCCACAACTGACAGCACACAAATATATGATGATATGATTAATCATATGAATGCATGGAAAAATCTCTAAATATCGATTAGTATAAATAGAAATCTAAACGATTTGATATATATCTTATTATGCATCTTATTATTCAACTAAACTAACTGAAAGGAAAAACAACATGGGTTTTCAAGTATCACCTGGAGTCGAGGTTAAAGAAATCGACTTAACTAATGTAATACCTGCAGTATCTACCTCTATTGGTGGATATTCTGGATATTTTCGTTGGGGTCCGGTAAATGAAATTGGTCTCGTAGGTTCTGAAAAAGAACTTGCAGCTAAATTCGGCACACCAGACGCCGCACACACACAATCTTTCTTGACTGCAGCTTCATTCTTGAAGTATGGCAACGCATTGAAGGTTGTTCGAGCTGGAGACGATAACATGCTTAATGCTGTTGCAGGTATCCATGAAGTATTAAATGGTGGCATCGAGGGTATTGAGATTGTATCAACTCCTACTGAATTTACAGATGTAGATGGAACAGAAACTCTTAGTATCGTTGAAACTGATGGTACTGGTTCTGGTGCAACAATTGAGCCAAGATATGATGTAGATACAGCAACTGGTTCAAATACTGGTTATCAATTAACTGAAATTGATCCATCTACTTTATCAACTGGCACTTATACTATTACAGTACAAGGTGAAGAGGTAACATTTGATGTAGATTCTTCTGCTTCACCAACAACAGTTGATGTTTCAGATCTTCAAATTTATGTTCCTAATAATCCTAATGGCACAACAGTCAATGTTATTGACACAAACGTATCTCCAAATGTACCTGTTGATGTAACATTGACTGGTGCAGCTGTTACTATTACTTCAAGTGTAGCAGGTGCTTCACCTCTTGGAACTCTTATTGATGGAGACGTAATTACCGTTTACACAACAAGTGGCGATGATACTTCTCCTTCTTTTACAGTTAGCGTAACGAATAATGCTGGTACACCAGAATATGCTATTGCATCTGGTGTAGCTGATGTAACAGGTTTCGATGTTTTTCCAGCATCGACGACTGGTCTTAAAGCATATGACTCAGCTGGTAATATCATTAATGGTCTTTTCTTTGATGCTACATATGATATCGCAGCAATTGTTTCCACAGCAGATGGTTCTGGTTACGTAATTGCTAATACTACTGTTGGTATTGATTCTGGTACAGGTGTTGTTGAGCTTGATGCCGCTAACTTTACTTTTGATGAGCAAGAAACTGAGTTTAGCTCAGCATACAAAATCTCAAATGAAGAAGAGTTTGAAAGCGTTTATCCACCTGCTAGTACCGCTGTTCTTCCTGGTTTGCTTTTTGCTAGATATCCAGGTGAAGTTGGCAATTCTCTTGCAGCATACGTAATTGACGCAGCTTCTTGGACTAATACTCCTGATTCAATCAAAGGACAGTTTGATGCAGCTCCTGAAGGCGATGAAGTTCATGTTTTCGTATACGACGCAAATGGAGAAATTACTGGAGTAGCTGGTCAAGAACTCGAAAAATGGGCATTCCTTCAAACAACTGCTGGTGCAAGAAAAGATGATGGTTCAAATAATAACTATCAAGATGTAGTAAATGAAAATTCAAATTACATCTATATTGCTCGATCAACTATTGGTAGTGCTACAGCATACACATTCAGTGGCGGTATTGATGTTGCAACTCCTGGAGTTGCCGTTCCTAGTGATATTCAAGCTGGTTTAGAAGTACTTTCTGATCCAGAATTAGTTGATGTGAATCTACTTTTTGCACAAGTTGATGCAACTGGTAATACTATCGCTAATACATTGATGACTATTGCATCAACACGTAAAGATGCAGTAGCATTTGTTTCACCACCAATTTCTGCTTCTACTGGTAATAGTAAACAAGCTGATGTTATAGCAGCATTTGGTGGATTACCAAGAGGAAAAGAAGGTTCATATGGCGTATTCGATTCGACTGCATTATACGTATACAATAAGTATGCTGATAATTACGTTTGGATTCCTGCTTCTGGTCATATGGCTGGTCTTTGTGCTAAGACAGATGATCTTGCAGAGCCTTGGTTCTCACCTGCTGGTTACAATCGTGGAAGCCTATTAGGTGTTACTAAACTTGCGTTTAACCCTAAACAAGGTGAAAGAGACGAACTCTATAAAGCTGGTGTTAATCCAATCGTATCATTCCCTGGACAAGGTATCTTGCTCTTCGGTGATAAGACTGCTCAAGCAAAGCCAAGTGCTTTCGACCGTATCAACGTTCGTAGATTGTTCATCGTTCTTGAAAAGGCGATTGCAACAGCTGCCAAGTATCAATTGTTCGAATTGAATGATGAATTCACTCGCGCGATGTTCAGAAATATGACAGAGCCTTTCCTTCGGGATGTTAAAGGTCGTCGTGGTATTACTGACTTCTTGGTTGTGTGTGATGAAACCAATAACACAGGTGAAGTGATTGACACTAACCGTTTTGTTGCTGACATCTATATTAAACCAGCTCGTTCAATTAACTTCATTACGCTTAACTTCATTGCTACTCGTACGGGGGTTGATTTCTCTGAAATCGTTGGCAAATAATTATAAATAACAAAGAAAGGAAATAACTATTATGGCTAACGTAGATGAATTTAAAGCACGACTTATCGGAGGTGGCGCACGCGCTAATCTCTTTAAAGTTATTATTAATAATCCACCGATTGGAGCTGGATTGAACACAGAACTACTATCATTCACATGTAAAGGAGCTCAGCTTCCTGGAAGTGTTGTTGCACAAATTGATGTACCATTTCGTGGTCGCCAATTAAAGGTTGCAGGTGATCGTACGTTTGAAAATTGGACAATTACTGCATTCAATGAAGATGCTCAAGATGTACGTAGTGCATTCGAAAGCTGGATGAATAGCATTAATGAGCATGTTAATAATGTAGGTGTTAAAAACCCGCGTGATTATCAAGCTGATCTTATTGTTCAGCAGCTCGATCGTCAAGAAAATGTAACTAAATCATATGATATTCGTGGAGCATTTCCAGTGAATATTGGAGCTATTGATTTGAGTTACGACACAAATGACGCTATTGAAGAATTCACTGTTGAGTTTGCTTATCAGTACTGGGAGTCCAGAACTACAAGCTAACTTATAAGAATTAATGAACTATCCCGCTAAGGCATAAAAACCTTAGCGGGATTTTTATTATAAATAAGTTATATGGAACTATTTGGATATCAGATTACTAAAAGGGTTTCTTCGAAAGAGGATAAAAAAGAAAAAGATGTAATATCATTTGCTCCAAAACCCGAAGACGATGGAGTATCAGCAACAGTTGCAGCTGGTGGATATTATGGTCAATATATTGATTTAGATGGTACTGCATCATCTAATGATAGAGATCTGGTAATTAAATATAGAGAAGCAGCTCAACAGCCAGAATGTGATTCGGCTGTTAGTGATATTGTTGATGCTGCAATTGCCTCGGCTACTAACGGTGCTCCAGCACAAATAATTCTTAATGAATTAGATCAACCAGATAGTATTAAAAAGAAAATTTCTGAGGAATTTGATAACATACTATCGCTTTATAAATTTAATAAAAATGGAGAAACCATGTTTCGTAAATGGTATGTGGATGGACGCATATATTTCCATGTTATTATCGACGAAAAAAATCCTAAAAAAGGTATTGTAGAATTACGACCAATTGAATCTCTCTTTATGAAGAAAGTAAAGGAGGTTAAAAAGGTAACAGATTCAAAAACAAATATAACAACACAGAAAATAGTTAATGAATATTATGTATATTCAGAGGATTATAGTGGATCTGGAGCAGGTGTTGTAGGAAGTGGAAATCAAAATACTTCTATATCTGGAGTAAAGATTTCAAGAGAAGCTATTATTAATGTTACATCTGGTCTTTTAGATGCTACTCAAAAGAGAGTTGTGTCATATTTGCATAAAGCTTTAAAGCCAGTTAATCAGCTTCGAATGATGGAAGATTCATTGGTGATGTATCGATATTCACGAGCACCAGAAAGAAGAATCTTTTATATTGACGTTGGCAATTTGCCAAAAGGTAAGGCTGAAGAATACGTTCAAGGTATTATGAATAAGTATCGTAATAAACTTGTTTACGATGCTCAAACTGGTGATATTAAAGATGATCGTAGACATATGTCTATGTTAGAAGATTTTTGGCTTCCACGTAGAGAAGGTGGAAGAGGTACAGAAATTACTACCCTTCCAGGTGGAGAAAACTTAGGACAAATTGATGATATTCTGTTTTTCCAAAAGAAACTATATAAAACTCTTAATGTTCCGATCTCTCGTCTAGAAGCAGATGATTCATTTAACCTTGGTAGAGCTTCTGAAATTTCAAGAGATGAGGTAAAATTCCAGAAGTTTGTAGATCGTATTCGTAAGAAGTTTTCTAACATTTTGATTGAAGCTCTTCGTATACAACTTATTTTAAAAGGTGTTATTAGTGAATCTGATTGGGAAGAAATTGTAGAAAATATTTCTATTGATTTTATAGAAGATAACTACTTTTCTGAACTAAAAGAAAACGAAATATTAAAAGAACGAATTGATATGCTTGGTACTTTAAATGAGTACGTTGGTAAATTCTATTCTACTAAGTGGATTCGTAATAATATTCTAAGACAATCAGATGATGATATCGAAAGAATTGATAAAGAAATCGCAGATGAAGGTTCTGACACAGAAGGTGAAGAAGGAGAAGGAGAAGGAGATTTAGATTCAGAAGAAATTTAACCCTCAAAGTATTAATTATTATAAATAGAATTATGAAAAATACCGAACAATTATTTAACGCGCTTATTTCTAATGATGAAGCGCAAATTCAAGATTTTACAAGTGCAGCTTTAGATGAAAAACTTAGATTAGCATTTGATATTCGTAAGGTTGGTCTTACTGCAAATATTTTTAATAAAACGGTAAGTGAATCTTCTGATATTGACGAAAATTACGAAAAAGCACTGAGGGTGAAAAAGGCTATTAGTAATACTAAAACTTCTATTAAAGCTAAACAAGATACTTTGACTTCATATCAACAGTCGCCTAAGGCTAATACACCTGAATATAGAGAAAAGATTGCAAAGGTTAAGGAGGTACTTTTAGATTTGAGAGCTCAATTGCAGAATCAAGAAGCATATTTACGAAAAGTACAAGCTGAAAAATAATGAAAGACTTAATCAACGCTTCTTATAAGGTATTAATCGGTGCTAATATATCCGAAACGGTTGAACTTGATGAAGCTTTCGCTTCTGTTCAGGTAATTGATCCAATCGATGCAGCAAATGGTTTGAAAAAAGCCGGTGTTCGTTCAGCACGTCCTAGTAAAAAGATTGATGATGAAGTTGAATTTGACCTAAAGGATAAGAAAAAAGCTGTTGCGTGGATGCTTAAACATGGCTTTGATAAAGAGGATATGGAAGACGTATATCCTGAGTTATTCGAATCAAATGATCTTGATGAAGCTAAATTAGAGAAGCCTAAAGGTACCCCACTTGAGATTCAGAATCAATTAGGTACAATGATTGTAAAAGCGAAAACCATTAAAGGTATTTCAGATGATGAATATATGTCATGGTATAGTAATTTAGATGATAAGACATATGACAGATGGGAGAAGATGGTAAAAGCTGATCCTCAATACAAGAAAGCATACACACTCGGAACACAAGGTGGTTCTGATAAACCTCCATTTCCAAAGGGAACATTCGCAGCGGCTATTTGGTCAAATGAATATGCAGCTGGTGCAATGGAC